GTCGCAAAAGTATAACCTGTTCCTGCATTTGTAACTGTAACTGCTGTAACTGCACCTGAAGTAACCGTAACCGATACTGTTCCGTTTGAACCGTCACCTCTCATTGCGATACCAGTATGTGTACCGTCAGTACCACCTGAGCCAGCAGTTTTAATTTTTACAATGTTAATTGCACCATCAACAGCGGCTGATGATACAGTTGAATTTGTTTCAACTGCCATAAAATCTGTAGATAAAAAGTTTGCTTGTTGTGAAGCAGATAAAGTGTACATATATTTCCACTTATAACCGTCAGCAGTTGTTAAAATAGATGGTGATGTACCTGTTGGTTCTACAGTTGAAGCTGTATTGTTGTCGTTATCTAAACACTTATAAACATTTCTTTCTGTAGTCAATACATAGAAACTTGCGTCATGTAAAGTTGAAGCACCACTATTTGCTGTAGCAGCCGTTGATGTTCCTGTAAGTCTATCTCCATAATCATGTCTGTAAATATCGTAAGTTGTTCCTGTTGTCCAGTTTCTTCTTGGTACAACAAAAGTAACATCTGTAGAAGTAACTTTTTTAGCTGCTAAAAGGTCATCAAAAGGATATGCTTGTGCGTTAACATTATCTGCTGGTGTAATTGGAGCAGCGTCTGTTCCTTCGTTGTTTGTTCTACCATCTGCTCTTGTAGATGTAGCAAAAGGTTGAGGTCTTCCGATACCTAGGTAAAAAGTATTACCTGAAGCTTCAGAAAAAGCCTCTGAAAATTGTTCACTATTGTGAATTCTAAATCTGTCTGTTATAATTGCTGGCATATCTCTTTATTTCTTCCTTATTCAATATTTATACAAGTTATCATCATGGTTTTGTAGGCCAAGTTACATTGTTTACTTTTTCAACGGTATCAAGACCTGTTGTTATATCCCTTAAATTTTGTCTGTAAGTAGTCATATCAGAGGACATAGTTACATCTGATAAGGCATAAAAGTCTGTTTCTGCAAGTAAACTATCTCTTTGAATTCTTAAATCGGTTAAAGCTATAGCAAGGTCTGACGGTAATTGTGCTTTAATATCATCTTTAGAAATTTCTGCTGTACCATCATGCCAAGTAATTGTACATGTATCAATATCATCACCGACTACAGTTACCTTTGCGTCTGGATTTATTTTTAAAATAGCGTCTATTATCATTGTGCTATCTCCATTATTTGCAACCTTTGATTAACTGCTTCATCTGTAGCACCACTTCCAATCTGGCCTAAAAAAACATAATAAGTTTGAGTTGCACCTACGGCTAATGTTGAACCTGAATCGTAATAACTATAACTAGTAGCATGTTTTATATTATCAGCAGCACCAATATATAACCCATAATGGTCGTAAAACAAATAGTTATTATCAGCATAATTATTATTTCCTGCTGTGTATGCTTTTGAAAATAAAAGCTGCGACCTACCATTACCACTTCTACCGTGAATTGCACTCCATTTAATTAAAAAATGTGAGTTAAGTGATTTTGCTGTAATTGCTAATTGAGCGCATGGTGTCAAAGATGTACTATTATAAGTTAAAGTTGTTGAATAGGTGCCTGGATTAGCGTGAACCACCTGTACAATTTTACCTGCACCATGACCTGTAGTTAAATTATTTGCTATTGCTCTTGTTATTGTTCCCATATTTCTATCCTAGATACCTAATTTGTATTTCTGCTCCCGTAGCCGGCGCCGTGTCAAAAGTTAATGTTGTTCCCGATACAGCATAGTCATCTGTTGGTACCATACAAATACCATTTACAAAAACTAACATATCGTTAACAGACCTGCCTGATAAAATTGTAAATGATTTACCAGAGTTTGCACCAGCAAGGTTACCAGTAGCTGTAGCTGAAGTTATATTTAATCTTGCTTGTTGACCAGTTGGAATATCTAATTGATGACCCATATAAGAATGAGCCGTACATTGATAATACAGAGGTGTAGGTGTATTGTCATCTATGGTAATTGTTGTATGAGCACCTGCACTACCTGGTGTTCCTGCAATTGTAACACCTGTTGACATCTCTCTATTTTTATCTCTATCGTAATAAAATTTTAATGGGTGTGTTGAATTTGAAGCGTCTGATTGGTCAAACTTCCAAACACCTTTTGTTAAAGTTAAATGTGGAGATTGGTCGCCATTAATAACATAACCATTTGATGAACCTGAACCAAACTCGCTATGTTCACTTGTTTTAGCTGCAACTGTAACTGCCAATGATTGTGTAATTGTTGAATCTGGTGAACGATATGAAACATAACCTGCGTCTTGAAGATGTGAACCATCCATATCAATATCAGAACCAGCAGTAATACCACCTGCAATAGTAATTGTTTTTGTTGCACCTGTACCTGTAGCAGCTACGCCTGCACCAACAAAATTCATTGTTGTCATTGCTGTTGATAATGCTGAACCTTCGTCTTGTACAGTTATATCTGTGCCAGCTGCACCTGGATTAAATCTACCTTGTGCTGAATTCCAAATTAATGCGTTACCATCTGCAACACCTGTTATATTAACATTTGATAAATCACCAACTGAAGCGTTTTCATTTATAAGTTTTGTCCAACCACCTGCGTCTGCAACATAAGCTTGATTTTGAGCTATGTCATATGCAAACATACCTTCATAAGTTGTTTCACTTGGAAAGGCAGCTACATTGGCAAAGTTAAATCTAATTTTTGAACCTGAAGATGTATTATCAAATGCACCAGTAACATTAGCAGATGAAATATTTGTAATTGTGTTATCTGCACCACTTATAGTTTTATTTGTAAGTGTTTGTGTATCACTTGAACCTACAACTGTACCTGTTGGTATTGCTTTTGCTGAAGCAGAACCATCTAAATTTCCTGAACCATTTGATAATACAAAACTTGAAGCTGCAATACCAGAAATAGTATTGTTATCAGCACTTATTGTTTTATTTGTTAATGTTTGAGAAGCTGCTGTATCAACTAAAGTTGCGTCTGAAACAGCCGTGTTAACTTCAGCAAATGTACCTGTAATTGTGTTGTTTGCTAAGTTAATACTTTTATTTGTAAGAGTAGCCGTACCTGTAGCAGTTAAAATTGATGAAGTATCAGCAGCGATAGTTAAAGTATTTCCAGAAATTGTAGTGTTGATTGCACTACCACCTAAAACTTTTAAAGTTTCGCCGTTTGCTGAAATTGTTGATACTGTTGAAGAGTCATCAGCAAACTTAACAGTACCATCAATAGTAGTACCGTTACCAATCGCTGTGTAAATTTCGTTAAAGTTGAGGTTTAATTTATTAGCACCGTCTCGGAGATTATCACCTGTTCCGTCGTTTGCGTTAGTACCTCTGTTTATTACTTGTTTTGCCATTTGCCTCTATCTCTTTGTACTATTTATAAACATTTTATGGTGTTGTTTTATCAAATGTTGTTGTGTTATTATCAAATTTAGTTAATGTGTTACTAAACAAGTCAGCATTTTGTCCTATCTCACAAGGAAACGCATAATTCATCTTAATTCTACCACCTATATCATTTGAAGTTAATAAAAATATAGGAACTTGTTGTCCGTCAAGGGCAGTCTTTGTACCTTGTATTCTTAAATTATTTAAGTTTAGAAATGAGTTTGCATTAGAACCAACAGCAGTTTGACCAAAGGCTCTATTAGCATATTTATTAAGAGAACTAAATCTTGGTCCACCATATGCATATCCACTTCTTATATCATGTATGACGCCTGAACCATCTACAAAATTATTTCTTTGCCTACTTAAATAATCAATTTCTATATCTTCTCTTACCAATGTCAAATCTCTAGTATTTGCTTGAAAAGCATCCTCGTAAGCATTACTTACATCAATTTCACCACCTATTTGTGCGTTTGTTCTTATTGTAGTGCCATCTGTTTTTGTTCCTAGTCTTCTACCAAAAATTGTTGTAAATAAAGTATTTACAAGTGATAGTAATGGTGCTTCAAGTACACCAGATGTAACACCTTTAACAGGACCTTTTGCTGTTACAATTATTCTTGATTCAATATCAACTTGTCCTGTAAAGTAAAAACCTGCTGTATGCATTGTCTTTTTAAATGCGTCTCGCCATCTAGCGATTGATTGACCAACTTTAATTACATAAGAATAATCTTGATAGTATAAACTATCTTGTACTCTCATTGTTGTTTCTGATAATTTACCTCTTTCACTAATAAAAGCACCGTCTGTATCAGAAACAGAAACGACATTAACTGAAGCAGTTGATATATCTAATTTAGCGAGTTTAGATGAACCACCTGAACTAGATGATATTGTTTCATTTAATTGAAAAGTACCTGATACACCTTTAATTCTTAATAGACCTCTAGGACTATCAAACTCTGCAATAGTACCTGTAGCACCACTTGTACCACCTGTTACTGTATCTGCAACAATAAATGAACCTGTAATATTTGTAACAATCATGTTATTAAAGAAACCTAAAACAGGAGGTGTTGGTGCCGTTTCATAACTTCTACCTAATTCAACAGTTTTCAATCTTACAATTTTACCAACTTCATCACCATATGATTTTAATATTGCACCATTACCACTTGTTGATGTTACGGTTACAGTAGGCAATTCTAAATATTGACCACCACCATTTGTTAAAAATACTTGTTCAATAGTTTGTAAGTCTGTAAATTTTTCTTGCATAATGAGTCTGCCCTCATATGCGTCTCCTTGAGTTGTAGCATTTTCTAAAATAATTCTATCTTCGGTGCCATTTGCAATTGATGTACTTCCGTTTTGGTCAGCAAAACCTCCATTAATAACACTAACAAAACCAGAAGCACCTGAACCACCTGTACTAGAATTATTAAATACTAATTTGTCGCCAACTTCGTACTGAACACCTTTGTTATCTAAAATAATTTCTGTAATCTTACCAGGTCCAATATCTTCAATTTGAAATAATGCACCCTCACCACCAGCAGTTAAACTAATTGTATCTGTTGATTTGTTTAGAGAACCATCATTTGTAATATTTTTAGTACCTGGAATACCTGTGATATTTGCCTTAATAAAATAGTCATCAATATCGGAAGTAGTACCTTGTATTTCTTCTCCTACAGTAAATGTTCCTAAAATACTATCAGCATTTAAAATTAATTGTGTAACTGTAGAAGCACCAATTTGGAATGTAGAAGTGTTTTCTACGATAGCAGTTGCCTTTGATGTTTGACCTGTTATTGTTCTACCAATTAATAATGTTGCGTCACCAACTGTTGCAATTACCCTTAATACTTTTAATGAGTCAAATTGACCATCTGAAGCCTTAAGCATTTGCTCTCTAGGATAAAATGTTTCTGATTGTTCACCAAATAAAATTCTAAAAAACATTTCATGGCCACGTACCGAACCTTTTGACCTATAAAGTGATTTAATATTTTTAATTAATTTCTTTTTATTTACACCGGCAGCTAAGTTTTCTGGTAGAGTTGCCAAAAACTCATTTCTCATTTCTGTTAAGAAGTGGTCAATAACTTTATCAGGATCCCTAAAATTAATTAAGTCTGATATNTTNTTNACAGGATTAGGTTTNTAATTNGNAATANTNGCTTGAGCNCCTGAANNANCACCTACTANNATTTCNNTNTCTNNNAATTTATCTTGTGCTGANATNATTAATCTNTTATTAGTAATNTCTTCTACNAATACNACAGCAGTTGCTTTNGANGTTNNACCTNTAANNGTTTCACCTCTAGTNAATTTACCGTAAGTAGATTCTTCTAAAAGTATNTTATCNTTTTCATCTAATAATGTTCTTGCNGTATCTTTACGACTAGAGTTTAAAACTANATTGTTTGTTTGACCTGTTTCTGNTTNAAGTAAAANACCNTCTGTGCCNTCAATAGCTGTAACGGATAATTCTGCTGATTCTAAAAGTTGATAATAGACTTTAAGAAATTCGGCAAATTTAGGATGGTCAGCAACGACAAACTCTGGTAGTTGGCTGTTAAGTATTGTTGATATTTTTTCATTAAATTTTGCCATTGCTCATTAGTAGCTTGATGTTGTTGTGTAGCCCACACCAGCGTCAGCCGAACCTCCTACAAAACTGTCTGCTGTTACGGTAATATTAGAATTAGAAATATCTACTTCTACAATCTGGTCTCTTACTGGTACAATGTCATTTGAGTTAGGTGTAACAGTTAATTCTATAACAGTTGAACTTGCACCTCTAATATTTGAAATTGACGCCACATTTAAAGAGTTAAGTATAATTTCTCCGTTAGCGTAATTAATAGTACCTTGTGTGTCATTTGCATATGTTTTTATACCTGATTGTAAAAAATATCTTCTTACATTACCATTTCCGTCATCATCAAAAAACATTTCATTATCACTACCTGTTACTTTAAATCCTGTAGAACTTAAAATACCACCGCCTGTCGAATTATGGCCAGCATGAGGATTAAATAATGCGTTTCTAAAATAGATAGCGTATTTTGTAGAAGACGATAAAGTTGGTGTAAAACTTTTTCTCATTTTAACAGTTGTAATATTTGATAGAATACTATTATCAGTACCGTCAATAATACCTGTTAATTTTGAATGTCTGTATATTGAATCAAATTTCTGTAGTGTATTTGTATTGTAACTTGATATTGCATTAATAATTTCTGATTTTAAAGTATCACTTGATTTTGTTGTTTGTGCTGTATCATATTTAACTGTAGAAGTTAATAATACGGAAGTTATTTCTGGATCCACAATTTGAGGAACTACTGAAGCAACATTGTATGGTTTNAATTTACTTACAATATCTGCCTTTGTTGTTTCTGTTAATGTAGAACCTGAAGCAGCTTTAACACCGATTTTTACAATACCATATCTTGGCGTCTCGTCATCTTCACCACCCCAAGCACTTACTGATAATGCNTTAGGATAAATTGTCTTAACTAAACTTTCGTAATCTGTAGTTGTTACAGCTCTATCTTGAGCTGCGTATTGTAAAGGTGCATTTAATTTTATTGAGTCGTTTGTTTCACCTNNAACACCACCTTGTGAACTTGATGTAGTTGAGATTGTAACATTTGTAAAACCACCAATGTTACCACTTAATTTAAATGAACTTGCACCATTAGATTCTGCAACATTAGTTACAATGTAATCTAAAATAATAATATTACCGTCTTGTAGTGCTTTACCATTTGTACCATCACCAAAATAAATTTCATATTTACCATCTTGGCCTTCTTGTATAAAATAAATTTTTGATGTAGATGTTACATTATTATAACCACCTGCTAATGCAAAAGTTTCAGTTGTTGTATCTTGCGAACTGTTTTGAACTCTTACTTGTAAAGTAGATGTATCTGCTTTATTACTTGGTATGATAAATCTTTGGTCAGAGTCATTAACATCATAAGTATATTTAAAAGTAACTAAACTTCCCTCATAAATCGGAACTGCTGAAAATTTATAAACACCTGCAACTGGCGTTGTTGTAAAATCTGAATTTGTTATGTATTGATATGAAGTGTCATTAACAGTTGTTGTNAAAACTGTACCTTTTGACATTGTAACGGATGTTCCTGTTGCACCGTTAAGTGTAATATCAATTGCGGCTATAGGCGCTCTTGGTGATGAAGGAGTATAACCAATCATCTTTGCTAATGATACAATATTATTTCTTATGTCTGCACTATCAAGATATAATTCGTTTGTGGCCATGTTTGCAAGATAGGCCATATAATGAGTGTTATAAGATAGAACATCTATAAGAATTGAAAGTGAACTACCTTCAAAATCGTAATCTTGAAATTGTGATTGACCTTGTAGAAAAGATTTTAGATTAGCTTTTACTGCGTCAAAATCATAATCTGATACTATTAACTTATTTGACATTTATTATCTTACCCTCTGTAAAAATGTTTGCACTTGTTGTGGACCTGATACACCCACAATATAAAAATAAATATCAACAATTAATCTATTTCTATCTTGGTCATCATCAACGGCAACATTCTGTAATTGTATTCTTGGTTCAAAGTTAATTAAAACCTCTTGAATTTTTTTCTCTAAAAAAACTTTGGTCATTGGTGTAAAAGGTTCAAAAAGTAATTCTCTTATACCACAACCTAATTCTGGATTAAAAGGTCTTTCATAGTAATTAGTTTGAATTAAGTTTCTAACTGACCTTTTAATTGCAACAACATCCTCTACCACATTAACATCATTAGTAACAATGTTTCTATCAAAATCCAAGTCAATATCCCTAAATGCTCGGGAGTTTCTTGTGCTTTTGCTTTGAGTTTGAGAATCGTATATTGCCATATCGGTAATATTTATACGACTTTACTAGCCGTTTGCAAAAACATTACCACTTCCACTTGTCATTGCGCCTGCGTCTGCACTATCGCCTATTCTTGCAACTGCAATACCAACAGCAAATACATTAGGCGAACCTGCATTTACATTTGCTACATGGTCTGGACATGGTGGTGCTGGTGGATTTGGGTGAGGTACAGTAGGGTCACCTATTCTTGCAACTAAAATACTATTTGCAAAAACTGTTGATTGACCTGGTGTATCTAAAGTGGTCGTACTTGTACAAATATGACCTGTAGATAAACTATCTCCTTTTCTACTAACGGCTGGCATTTTTAGCTTTTAAGGCCTCTCTTCTTCTTTCTTTAACTAACTCTTGTTTTATTTTTCTACCTATTGGTATGAATATACTATGGCACATTTCTTTGCCTTTTTTACTCATATATTCAACACTAATCATTGTATCCTTAAAATGACCTTGTACAGACATTATTGCTTTTTTTAAACTTATCTGTTCAGTCTCTTTTTCATCACCATTTGCATTCCAAAACTTAAATAATCTCATTTTTGCCATAAAACCTACTTGTTAATTGGCGTATCACATCTACATTGT